GACCCGGCGATGAAAAGTATGCTTAAATTGATCGATCTCCTGATAGGTGAAGCCAGAGAGCTGAATGACACGGCTGAAGGCAATAACGTCTACAGGAATCAGGGTGCGGTAATAGCCCTGAACGTCCTAAAGGAATACATTTTGCGCGATATGCCGGGAACGAACTAAGATAATTGACGATTTTTGTTGACAATGCTTTGGAGACCACGTAATGGCTATTTCAACATCTTTAAACTACGATTCGACCCACTGTAATAAGGGCGAAAAGCACGAGGAGAAGAAAGATGAAAAAGTAATCTTAACGAAGGATGAAGTTATTGACATACTAAAGACACTTGAGGGGATTAAGAGGCGTTTGCAGCCGCGAGTGAGGTAGAAAACTACATAGCGGCCTAAACTCAATTACGCAAGAGACCAAAGGCAATTTCGGATTAAGTTCCGGGATTGCTTTTTTGTTTTTGTAACCTATACCAAGGAGAAACAAATGACGACTAAAGCTGAGGCCGATAGAGGGGCAGCCGATGCGACCAAAACAGAGGTGCCGGGTGAAGATGTTTTCGACAAGGAATTTGAAACAGCTATAACCGAAGATGCCAAGGCTGACCTTCCGGCAGCTAAAGAGTCTGAGGTAGCGGTTGTTGAGAAGCCGGTAGTGATAAAAGAGACATTGGAAAAACCCGCGCAAAAGCCGGACGAGACCGACGAGACCGACACGCAGAGGTATAAGACCCTGCAAGGAATCCACAAGCATGATAAGACCGCTTGGGAGACCGAAAAAGTCGCGTTATTGTCGCAACTTGAAGAGGCGAAGAAACCGAAGGCGGTCGAAGCAGAAAAATCCGCCGAGAAGAAAAAGCCCGAAGAGGATGCTGACTTACTTACCGAAGACGAAAAGAAGCAGCTCGCAGACTACGAGAAAGATTTCGAGACTGTGACGAAGATGGAAGGGCTGAAGAGAAAACTTGAGATCGCAAGGATGCAAAAAGTCCTTGACGGTTTCATCGAGGACGTTAACAAGAGACTGACTGAGCAGGGGTCGAAGCTGACCGAACAGGGTTCGAGGTTGGAACCGGTTGTGAGGCAGGCCGAGATAACCACAACGGCTGAGCATTTTGGTGCAATAAAGGAAGCGCATTCCGATTTTGAGAAATACAGGGATGATGGCTCCATCACCAAATGGATTGAGACCCAGCCTAAATATCTTCGGACTGCTATGACGGAGACCTACGAAAGCGGAACCGCTGAAGACGTTGCCCAGCTTATCTCTGATTTTAAGAAAGCAAACAACATTCAAACAGAAGCTAAATCGGATGGCGACAAGATCGTGCCTATAAATAAGAAGAAGAACGAAAAACGTCAGGCGCTCGCAGCAGTGGAAACACGAAGAGGGGCTGTCAACGGCTCTCAAGCCATTGCCGACGATTTTGAAAGCGCGTTCGATGAGGCTCTCGATAAGTAGGAGGATAAACTATGGCCATGACTAGCTACGGAGACATAACTCCGCGAACAGCAGCTTATGTTGTTGTAGAATTACTGAAAAGAGCAATGCCTTATCTGTGCCTCGAAAAATTCGGGCAGGCGAAGACGTTGCCCGCAAACAAAACCCAGTCCATGAAATTCCGGAGATACAATTCTCTCGGACTCAGGCTGACACCCTTAACCGAAGGCGTGACCCCGACATCAGAAAAGTTGACCGCAAGTGACGTTACAGCGAACTTATATCAGTTTGGTGGTTTGGTCGAAATTACCGACATAATTGTGGACACCCACGAAGACCCCGTTCTTAAGGAAGCTGTAGCCGTATCTGGTGAGCAGGCCGCAAAGACTGTGGAGACTCTGAGATACAATGTCCTTAAAGCGTGTACTAACGTGTTCTACGCGAACAGCGTAGCTGTGCGGACAAGCGTTGTGTCTGTAATCTCTCGCACAGACCAGAGGAAGATCGTACGCGCTCTGGAACGTCAGGAGGCGCAGTTCATCACATCCATCGTGAAATCCACGCCGAGCTTCAATACGGAATCAGTACTTCCGGGATTCGTAGGCGTGACCCACGTCGATATGACAAGCGATATTCGTGGCATGACCGGGTTCACCTCGGTTGCCGATTACGGCTCAATGCCCAAGTGGGAAACCGAAATTGGTGCCTGCGAAGACGTGAGATATCTTAAATCCACCATCTTCTCGCCTTATGAGGACGCGGGATCAACGGTAACGACAGGTAAGCTTACGACCGCTGGTAACAGATGCGACGTCTATCCCGTTATGTACTTCGGGCGGGACGCATTCGGCATCATAGCCCTTAAAGGGAAATTTGCCATCACACCCATCGTTATCAATCCCGTTCCGAGCAAGTCCGATCCGCTCGGCCAGCGTGGTTCGGTATCATGGAAAACCATGCAGGGTACGGTTATTTTAAATGATGCATGGATGGCAGTAAGTGAAAATGCTTGTACATCATAAAGCACACGCGGCTTGCTCATCCTAACCAAGCCGCATTTTGACTTCAAAGTTTAGGACAGGACAATTTATTTAAGGAGAAACTACTATGGCTTACAGAAAATTTGACGACCCTGCATTATCATCCAGCGATGATGCGAGAAAATTATATGCGGTAATCCCGAAGGAAGCTCTTCGCAGAGCAATCCAGTCCATTACGAACCGCGTTGTAAGCGGTACGAACGGAACAATGGGAGGCACTGCCGGTATTGGAGCCGCATGGCTTGGTACGGGCGGTACGGCGGGCATCATTCTCAATACGGCGCTAACTCTGGCCATCAATGGCCGATATGGAACAAGCGTAGCGCAGGATAACATCTTTCTGCCCTTGGGCACCCAGAGCAAGTCCACATGGGTGAAGTACCTTGTCGCCGCAAAGTTCGGCACCGCTGCAACTGTGTTTGCTGGAAATGAAGGCGCTTCTTCAACAGCGGCAAAACTGCCCGACTGTCCCGATGGATACGTCGCGGTAGGATTCTTGGAGTATGTCACCGGCACCGCCGGAGCATACATCCGGTTCGGTGGAGGCACAGCAGGTGGGTATAACGTGCTTTCCGGGAACGTAGCCGCAACATGCGGAACGATCGGCACATGGGGGCAGTTGCTTCACATGCCTTACGACGAAGCGTAAACAATCAAAGAGGGGTAGGACAGCCTGCCCCTCATTTTATCGCAGGAGGGTGTATTATGGCGACAGCTATTAAGAAGAAGGATATGAACATATTTATCACACCGGAAGGCCATCCCAGAGACCGCATCATAATCAACGAGTCTGCTGAGATACCGAGGGAAGGACAGTTTATCGCTTTGAATGGATATTCCTTTCTTGCAAAAGCAGGCATTCCAATTGATCTGCCTCGCCCGGTAAGGGAAATGCTGGACACGAGAATCAAAACCGATACGCAGATGGTTGACGACGGCAACGGGCACATGATTACACACACCCGAAATATGCCGAGAATCACATATTCCATAGTACAGCTCGACGTTGGTGCCGTGCCGCCGGAAGTTCCGGTATCAGGGCAGAGCGAAACGCCAGCATCCCCGGCGTAAAGTAACGCAACGCCGTTGCATAGGAGGTGTTTATGACCGGGAGAGAGATGGTCGCCCACATGCGCGAAAGCGTCTTGGACGATATGGCGGTTCCTTATTTATGGCCTGACACTGAAATTCTGAGAAACCTTAACTACTCGGAGGTTCAGGCTTGTCGTAGGGCAAACCTCATCATAGATGGGATAACTGCCAACGATAATGGCACAGCCGGAACCGCAGGGACTACCGGGCAGAGACCTCTCTGCTCTTTATCTCTCGTGGCGAATCAGGCGTACTATCTGTTATCTTCCAAGATTCTCCAGATAAAGCGATGCCAGTTGCGCTCGATGACGTACCCCCTTAATGGCCCAGTGACCTATCCCGAACTTGACGATGGACTGTCCGGATGGATAGGGACAAGCGGCACAGTGGGCACAGCAGGTTCGGGCGGATATCCATCGTATTTCTTAAACGAACCCGGTAATGCAATAACCTTCGTACCAGCACCGTCTGTATCCGATACAGCGACACTTGTCGTGTCTCGCCTACCCCTGACACCCTTTAACCTTAATACGTCTCCTGAGCTTGATGAGAAGTG